GATGTAGACTGTTCTTCTTTGCCTTTACTGCTGCATCGTCAATCTTGGGTTTCACCTTCTTGGGTTTTTCCAACCATTGGTCTGCTAAAAGGCTGTATACCCCTGTTGAATGATGTTCTTCTTCGGAGCCTTGCACATAGCACTCTACAGGCAGCCCCTTTACGGTGATGTTGTGTTCTTCTGACCATAATGCTTTCTTTGCGTTGTAAAGTTCGCGCTCTTTTTCGTCTGGCATGCCTTTTACTATGATATGCAGATCGAGATCTGAGTATTCAGTCCACATATAGTTTGCATTTGATCCGGTAATTGTGTAATCAATTACTTCAAGATCAATGCCGATGAATTCTTCGAATACTTCAGCAATCTTTACCAACTGTGTCTTGATTTCAGGCTTCAGTTTGTCATTATCCCATAGTTTAGGATTGAGTCTTCTGTTGACCGTGACAAAATCTGCTTGTTCGAATAAAAGGTCTCTAATGCGCATAGCAGTATTTATCCGGCTTATGCGTTAAAACTTAATATCGAAACTTGTTACGGTTCTAGTTACGTTGGATTGATTAGGGATTGTATAGTGCATGATACAACTAGGAACAATCAGCATCATGCCTTCTGCTCCGGGAGACTCCATGATCTGTGTTTGATCAGTGACAGGATCGTTAATAGGATTCACAAAATATGTCGTGGTATGTTCCTTCGGATCAAAATCTAAATATACTATTCCGCTAAAACCATTGCCACTATGATTGTGTGGAACATGAAAATCTCCCTTACCATATTTTACGGTCCATACATCGGTAACTTCAAACCCAGTAACTTGTAGTTCCTGCTTGAATTTTTCTAGTTCATCCTTGAATATATTTTTAAAATCCTCAGTGTATGAACTATTAGAATTTCTATCACTAGAAAAATTTTGCAAAGGATTTCTTGTTAGTTTGCTAAAATCTATTGCACCTAATAATTTGCTTTTCTTTTCAATCCAATTTGAGATGTCATATTGATAAGCGTATGTTTTAAATAAATCGTGTATCATTTTTTACCTTGCCCACATCAAATGATATGTGTTACTTATGTCCTTGTCATAAAATTCTGCAACCAGTTTACTACAACCACTTGGAGATAGTTCTAGTATCATCTGGCATTTTTCAATTGGCTGTTTCCACAACCAATTCACATGATCAACACCTAGTTCTTTTTGAACTCTTGGCCAAGGAATATCGTAATATTCTGTTGGGCCAGCGCCTTGATCAAATTCCATGAGTGTTACCTTATAATTCTTCATTGTCACCCATACTATTCAAAATCTCTCTTAGTTTGGTAGATTCTACCTTGCCTTTGATTTTGCCTAAAGAGGATCCTTGTGTTGGATCTTCATTAGTTTCTTGGATGCCTTGAACTTCTGTTTTTCTTTTAATTGAATCTATAATACTGCTACTGCCTCTATTCGCTCCATTCGTTGACTCCTGTTCGTCCTCATCTAGATCACTAATTCTAAGAGTTTCAACATTAAATTCTAAATCTACTTTTTGGCCAACACCGCTTGAACTTCTTGTTTTCATTAATTGTAATTGATAACGTCCACGCTCACGCATTGCTCTACTTGTAAAGATACCAATTACATTATCAGCAGTTTGAATCTTACTTAAACCACCTGAAATATGTGAATGATCAAATTCTACTTCTTCCACTGCACCTCTGTTCAACTGTGCCGCAGTTACAAACACACACTGTAGTTCCATTGCTAGATTACGTAATTCTTCTGATACATATTTGTCCTTAACAAACAAGTTCTCTGCACTAATTCTCTTACCCACTGGCATCAACAAGTCCAGATAGTCCACTAGCAATACATCAATCTTCTTGCCTGTTTTAATTTCAAATTCTTTTAGATATGCACGAATGTCATTTGCTGTCTTACCACTTGGCATGTATTTGACCTGGAATGCTCCTGCTTTCTTTCCGATCATCTTGACTTTCATTTCAACATCGTCAATGTTCTTAAAAATATCTCTTGTTGTGATTCCAGTTGTCATTGAATCGATACGCATACTAACCAACTGCTCGGAAAGTTCTAGTGTTAGATACACAACGTTTAAACCCTGTAGTGCCCAGTTCACTCCTAGATTTGCAAGGAATAAGGATTTACCAGCACCTGACCCACCTGCGAAAATATTAAGTTCACCTCTGTTGAAACCACCGAATAATTTTCTATCCATGCTTTCCCAACCTGTGCTAACCTGGCCATTCTTATCTTTAAGGCCCATAAGTCTTGCCCTAGGATCAGCAAAGTAATCTGTGCCCATGTCACGTGCTAGACCAATTTGAACTGCATCCTTAACCATGGCTTCTACCTGTCCATAGTCATTCTTTTCTAATAGTTCTGCTGAATTAATGATCGCACGCTCTAGTGCCTTATGCCTTGTAAAACTTTCAAAGTCATCCATCAGCCATTGCATGTGTCCTTCTTTTATATCTTCTGGCTTTTTAAGATCGGTTCTGCAACTTGCGTTTACAGTTTCATAGTCTGGCATTACACTATACTGCTTTGTGTATTCATTTATGAATTCAGCAGCGTCCTGTAGTTTTCTATCAAACAGAGTATGATCGAAAATGCCCTGACAACGCACAAATGTTTCTGCATCAGACAGCATCATTTCCAGATATACTTTCTGGACTTCAAAATCATAATTCTTAGTATTTGCCATTAATTTTCTTTACCTTCATACATAATTATTCTATTAGTATACACTCACACCATACTTATGAGCAAACTTTTTTGCATCCTTTTCGTCATTTACCATTGGCTTACCCTTGATGTTTAGGCTAGTGTTAAGCAACATCGGACAGCCTGTTTTGGCATACCATCTTTCCAAAAGATCTCTAAATCCTGTATTATCATCTTTGCCAACGGTTTGGACACGAGATGTTCCGTCCACATGAACTATTGCAGGAAACTCATCTGTTTTTCTACACTTTGCTGTGTATTGCATGTATGGGCCAACGTCTCCATAAAAATATTCTTCAGCATGTTCTTTTAAAATTGCAGGAGCAAAAGGACGATACTTCTGTCTTTTCTTAACAGTGTTTACAAGATCCTTCATGTCCTTTCCTCTCGGGTCAGCAAGCAAACTTCTATTGCCAAGTGCTCGTGGTCCAAACTCTGCTTTGCCGTTTGCAACTCCTACGATACCAGTATCTTTTAGTTCACGGAAGAGATCATCAACTGGATATTCCTTATCAATATTGTAACCCAAGTAAGGACTCTTCCATTCGATGTGTTTTTGTTTCTTGGCTAACACTGCACCGATGCTTGATCCTGCATCACCTGGGTTAGGCATTATCCACACATTATCATAGTAACTATATGCCTTACTGTTTGCCTTGCAGTTTAATGCACAGCCTCCCATGATTATTAAATTTTTACTCTTATATGTCTTACGACAATATTCTATAATGCCAATCAATATTTCTTCATATATGGCCTGTGTTGCTGCCGCTAGATTAAGTTTGTCCGTCCACCTCGTGTATCCTTCTCTATACCACTTGCATCCTCTATGTAGATTCTGTTTAAATTTTACATTGGGAAATTCCCAGTGATCGTGTGCACCTAATTGAAAGAATGTTTCCTTCATGTGATGATAGTGTTTTCTATAATCACCATATGCTGCCATGCCCATCAAAATGTATTCATCCTCATTAGGCTTTAGACCCACACGCTGAGTCATTGCACTATACCAAAGACCCACTGAATTAGGATATTCTTGACTAAACACTTTATTAATTTTATTTCCCTTGCCCTCCCATATTGTTAGGGTTTCGAATTCACCAATGCTGTCTATGCACAGTATTGTTGCGTCTTGGTATTTGCTGGTGTAATATCCTGCTGCTGCATGGCTTTCATGGTGGCTACTGTATTCTAAGGGTGCATTTATGCCAAACTGTTTTAGGTATGTCTTGATATTATTTTCATTCCAGTTCCACCCCTGTCCTGCAACCAGTTGCCTTACAGTTTTCTTGAATGGCTTCTCATACCATACCACTTCGTTGGGTTCACCCCACTGTCTTGCATAATCAAGTAACGGTTTGTTTAAATGCGGATCGTTCTTGAGCCCACTGAATCTTTCAGTGTGGCTAGCAAATACTAATTCGTCTTTGTCAAATACTGCTAACGAACCATCGTGGCTGTTAGCAGATATCCCCCAAGTAATCATTCTATACCTTTATACTTTTTATAAGCCTTATGTAAAATGTAAAACCAAATACCATTTATTATGGGTTCTATTACTGCATCTAGTGCAGCCAATTCTACCGTGGTTCCTGTAATTAAGTATGCAACTATTGCTGCTACAATTATGTGTCCTATGGTATACACTATTGCTAGTGTTAAACTGCTACCTCCTATGAGTTTTTCGAGCAGTTTAAATATGCCTGTCCTAAATTCGGTCATTTATAAGGATACCCTATATTCCACATGACTAAACTGTATCTAGTTCCTTTGGTTACCGGCTTCACTCTATGATAAACAAAACTAGGAAATACAACAATTGATCCTTGTTTGGTCAGTTGATCACAAGTTTCGGACGCTGGTTCTCCGTTTATTCTTCCGAGGTCAAATTCTAATTCACCTCCCTCGTATTCGGAAGGATCATTAAGAATGATGCTGGCGCTTATCTTTCTAATCTTACCTTCGAAGTCTTGGCCGTCGTCGTGTTGATAAGGATGGGAATTTTGATCAGGATGCCAGTTATAGTGTTGACCTTCTTCATACACCGTAAACTGTAACATCTCAGTAAAGTCCCATTCAAAATTCCAGTTTGCTTCTCTATTTGCTGTGTGTATGTAAGGTTGTAACAGTTCATATAACCAAGGCTCGTCCAACCACGATACCATTGATCTGCGCTGATCTAATGCTGCCATTGATCCTTCGTCTTGGGACTTATTTTCTTTTCTATGAACTAGTCCTTCTTCCGGAACCTTACCTAAACCAAGGCTTATAATTTTTTCGCAGGTTTCCTTATCCAATGCTTCCTGCCAGTAGTAGTAAGTGTTTTGTAATATCATTTATATAAAAAAGGATCTTTCTTCCTCATCTCCCTAATTTTTTTCTTAAGTTTATAACCGTAGTATAGGTCCTTAATTTTCTTAATTAACCAGTTCACGATCTTCCTCCAACTTCTTTTCGAATTTTTTCTTTGCCATGTTTATTTTAATAGATCCGCTTTGTGCCGACTTAATTGCATCAACCATGACAAATAATTCACCATACTTACTTACCGCATCTGCAACATCCTTAACTCCTTTATCCCAGTTAGGAAAAGCAACACTCCACCCATATTCGGTTGCCTTGTTTATTAGATTAATACCTGCTTCATCCTGATCTGGAATAACAATTACTTCATGACCAAGCCCTTGTATTATTCTATATTGTTGTTCGGTTATATTATTTGTTAATAGAGCAACTCCATTTATTGACATGGCATCAAACGGTCCTTCAGTTACAAAAATATAACGCTGATCTTCTTGCTGTTCGTCGACATTAAAAACAAATTGCGAATGATGATCTGAAAGATATTTTGGTCTTCCGCTTCTAACCTTACGTGCAGTATTACCT